CCAATTGCAACAACGTCACCAAAGAAAATGTTAGCAGCATAACCGCTAGCAATTTTGATTTGACGTGTTGAGCCAGCAAATTGCTGACCACCAATTAGGTTAATCGGACGAAGACCGTATGGGGCTGCTGTAGTAGCCATATAAATCTCCTTAAATTATTTACCTTTACCGAATGAGGTAGTGGTACGCTTTTCCTTAAATAGGGGCATACGTGCATCATTCTCTTTCATAAAGCTGTTATCAACTGCCTCGGTTTGAGCCTGAGTCTGGTTATTGTAATAAGCAGTACGTTGGTTAACAAACTCTTCTGGGGTTTTGCATAACATCAATCCACCTACTTCCACAGAATCTGGGATGCGAGTATTTAGATCAATGAATAGCTTGAGTTCAGGGTGTTCCGACAGTTTCACGGGTTCCCAACCTTCACGCATTTTTGAAGAAACATTAGTGGCGTCAGCTTGACCCACCATAGAAGTACGAATCCAACGATAAGCCCATCCGGCTTCTTTCTTTATTTCAGGTAGCAGAGCAGCGGGTGCCCATTGCGCCTGGCGTTGAAAGGTTTCGCGGGTATCTTGTTCACGGTTTTGTCTTGTATCAGTCATTATTTGTTCTCCAATTTTATTAGCTCAAGTGCATATTGCTTAGGCGTTAATCCAAGTTTCTTAGCAAGGTTTTGCTGAGATATGTTCAACACAACTTTTTTAGGCGCGGTGCTTCGCGTTGCCGGTGCAACCACTGTTGCTTTGGCGCGAGGAGCGGATTTTACCTCGTCCTGCGTTTCACTCCCGAAATATTCTGGGAATCGTTTGCGCATCGTACTATCAATACGACGGTAATAATCGTCGGAACGCGGATCTATTCCAGACGTGACTAGGTCTTCATGCAGTCCCCAAGCCAGAGAAGTCATCACTCTGTCTTGACCAAACCAAGGATTCCGTTCCTGCCAAGATAAAGCTTTGGCGTCAGGTTTAGCTACTTGTGGCTGTGAGTTACTATATACAGTATTCTGTTGCTCTTGTAAAGCGTTTTCACGTGCTTGTTGGGCTTGTTGCTGTGAATATTGTGGTTGATAACTAAAAGCTCGTTGCGCTTGCAGTTGAGCATTAGTTAAACGCTCTTGCGCCGAGATCATTTTATCTGTGTCACCTGAATCATAAGACTCACGGTAATCACGTTTGGCTAACTCTAACTCTCGTTCTGCAGAGCTCTTTAGCGCTTCAATATACGCTGTCTCGCCCGTAGTAAGGGTGCTGCGTAATTGTTTATTTTCGTTAATAATCTTTTGAGCCAATTGAATTGACTCGTCTCGTTCCCTAGCAGCAGCTTCTTTTGCTCGGCGTTCATCATGCCAAACCTTTTTCATCTGTGATAGGCGAGTCTTAACCTTAGTTGAATAGTCTTCTAGCTCGTCTTCTTCTAATTCTTTGACTATTTCATTTGGTAGCGGTTCACGGCCACGGTCTTCTTCAGGTGTGTCGTCTTCTACCTCAACATCAAAATCATCTTCCTCTTCTGTTGCATTTGTAGCTACTACTTCTTCATCGGGAAATTGAAACTCTTCCCCTTCAAACTCTTTGTTTTCAGCCATATATTACTCCTTAAGCGCGAGTGTAACCGCGTGGGTCTAGTACTACACCCTCGACAGTATCATCGTTAATGATGCGGAATTCTCTTCCGTGGATTTTGAATCTAGTACCTGCATAAGCTCGCGTTAAGACAAAATCGCCTTCTTTACACCACGCGCCTGTAGGGAACTTAGCTTCTTCTTTGTAGCATAGGTCGCCCAATTTCAGAACAAACAATACTACGGTGCCATTTTCTTCTATGCGTTTAGTATCTGAAGCTTTGACAATACCACTTTCGTATTTATCATCTGCATCAGGAACAGCGCACAAGATTCGATAGCCTTTTGGTTCTGGTAACTGCGCAGCTTTTTCGGCATCACCGAACTCTTTTGCGTCTGCCACCATATCCGATAAATCTACTGCTCGACCTAGATCAAGTTTAGTCATCTGCTTCCTCTATGTTTCGTGCAAGGTCTGCTATTAAGGACTGTGCGGTAAGTAGACCTCGAACCATACCGACAGACATTTGGTAAGAACCAAAATCCTTTGCTGCGCCGTCTCCCAACGACTCAATTATTGCTGTGCGTCTTTCTTCTATTTGTGACATTAGAAGTTCGAACGTGTTGTAAGCCATTTATTACTCCTTAGGTTGTTTCGGTTTATTTCTTTGCGCTAACTCCGCTTTATGCTTAGCTATCTCTATTCCTATACGTGTACCATCAGTTTCACGTTGCCCTGATTGTTGCTTCTCACGTTGTGCTAATTCTGCTTTGTGTTTAGCTATATCTACGCCTATCCGTGCGCCCTCCATCTCTTTCTTAGAGGCATCAGACATTTGGGTCTTAGCGCTTTCCGCTTCTATCCTAGCGCCAGCAGTGCGTTCTTGTGAGGCAATACGTTCACGTTCAATAGATAGCTTCTCTGCTTCCAACTGCATTTTTTGCTGTTCCATTTGTGCGCTGAACATTTCTTTCTGTTCTTTCATACCTTGCTCACGTTCTTTAATCTCCAACTCTTTTTGTTGAATCATAAGGATTGGGTCTTGAGCCTGCTGTTGCGCTTGTTGCTGTTGTTGCTCTGCCGTATCTTTCTGCAGTAGTTTTTGTGCAGCTGACGCTACCAAGCGAGACAAGTCTACTTCGATGTCTTCGGGCAACTCTTCATCTGGGTTAGGTAACGGTACGCCCAACTGCTCTTCAATCTGACGACGATAAGCAAACGCAATGTGTTCCGCTACGTGTGCTTGGAATGCCGCCATAATAGCTTGAGCGTTCGGTGCTTGACCCATCATTGCTTGTATCTTCGGATCTTGCACTAAGGACATGTGGGTTGTAATGTGAGCTTCGTGGTCTTGGTAGATGAACGCCTTAGCCGGTTGACCATTTAACATTGCCATGTTCTCAGACACTGGGTCTTTCGGTTTCTGCTCTTCGTTATCAGGTTTAATTAGTAAGTCAACGTTCTTAATACCCAATGCTTCTAACATCTGACGGTTTAACTCTTTCATGTCATACATGTCAGGGCTTTGCTGCGCCATCTGCATAACTGCTTGATACTGCACAACTTTTTGTGCCATCGTTGACGCATTCGGATCGGATACTGGGATTACATCTACTTGATCATAGTCTGATTGTTTTATACTAGGCTCGCCTGATTCTGGCTCGTAGCTATACTCTTCTGGCGTATAGTCGCGGATGATGCCTTTTAACAACTTAAACTCTTGCTTCATCGCGTAATGTATGCGAGCTTGAACCGCACTGATCACCTTGAGGCTACGTTCTAGTATGGCTAGTGTTGTGCCTACTGGGCTGTTAGCTGACATGTCAGCCACTTGGATATCTGCAGCACCTGCAAACTTACGGCCTTCTTCTACGATGTTTTGTAGCAACGCCATTAGAACTTGTGACGGCTCTTTGTATGGTAGTGGCATGATGTTGTCACGGATTGAACCGCTTGGCACGTCTACATCACGGAACTCAGCTGGCGCGATAGGTGTATCGTCGCCTTTAACTCGTAGACCGCGTGTCTTGAACCCACCTGGTAAGTTAGCTAGCGTACCTGCATCGACCAACTGACGCGTCAACATAGTACCTGACTTAGCGAACGCACCGACTAGATGAACTAGACCGAAGCAATAGAACCCGAACCCTGGCACGTAGCCGTAGTGGACAAAGTGCTGACGTTTAGTCTTAAGCGGATCTTCCGGGTCCCAGTTACGGCGGATAGACAAGACGGTTGATGTGCCTTTCTCTATTGTCACCACGTATGGTAGTGCAATGCCTGTAGCATCGCCATCTTCATCTGTATCTTCATAACCTGACAAGTCTAGGTCCACATGCATTTCAAGAAGACGATAACGCTCATCTGTTGTAGCGTCAAAGCCTAGACGTTCTGCAATCTTCTTCTCAACGTTCTCTAACACGTTAACTGGATCACCTAACTCAACATCGCGGTAGAACCTAGCCACTTGTAGTTTGCGTAGCTCATTCTTAGTCTTACGCATCACGTGGGTCACACGCTCAGCTGTATCAAGGTTAGACGCGCCATATGGCACAACTATGTCCTCTGCAGGCACGTAGACCGCTACCTGACGCTGTAAGCTCGGATCGTAATACACTTTCTTGAACGCGTTACCAGACAACCCTAGGCCCCACAACATGCGCTCATGCTCAGGGCGGTATTCAACCATCTGGTCTGTCATGCGGTAGTTCATGTCTTCTTGCACACGCTTAGCTGCCGCTTCTTTTTCTTTATCAATCTTACCAATAATCTGTGTCTTCACCGGACCCTGCGCTGGGAATGTAGCTGACATAGTCTCAGCCTGGAACTTCACAACCGCCTCAGTAAGTAGGGGGTGGTACACGGAACACGCACCAGGCCAAGGCTCTGTGCGGTCTTCAATCTTAAGGCCAAGCAAATCTAAGCCATCAGCATAGGTTTCTAACCAATCACGGCGTGAACTCACGTCAGAGTCATAATCACCAAGCAAGTCACTGGCCAACTGCTGCAATGAGCTGTCATCAATCTCGTCAGCTAAGTTCGCATTAAAGTCATCGTTGACCTCTTTCATGTCCTCGTCGGTTAAGCTAACCTCAAGGTCGCCCTCACCTTCGTCTTCTGTTTCAACCTCTAGCTCCAGACCTTCTTCATCTTGGGCTTCTTCATCGATACCTAATGGCGCTTGGTATGCGGCTTTGTCTATGTTTGTTGCCATAATTATCCTTTGATTTCAATCGGTTACTTTATTCGCATTTGTATGCGTTTTACTTTTGCTAGATGTTACCACACCCAAGTTGGGGATTATACCGAATACAATGCTTTTTTATTAAACCTACGGTACGAATCATACTCATCTCGTTCATCAGACGGTAACGGGATAAACCCGCCTTTTCGGAACCTAATTAACGCCTGTGTCGTACTATCTACATAGTCATCGTGCGTCCCAACAGGAAACTCTGAACACTCCTGTACTACTTCCTGTGCCCACCGTCTATCTATGGGCGCCCATACCATGCCTGACGCAAACAAATCCGCAACCGCGTTGGCTCGTGATATCTTGTCGTTCCCCCTAGAGGGTGTAAATTCCTGCACGGGTATCCCCATGGCACGGAACTCTTGGTATAATGCTGCGCCTGACGATTTCTTCTCGACAATAAACGTATCAGGTTCCCAATCTTTGTAATCGTCGAGCATAGCCCGTTTCAATTCCGGGAACTCCATACGCTCTTTCCACGCATTTAGCAAGATGATGTTGTTCTGGTTAGTCTCCTCGTTAAAGAAAACACCCCATAATGTCACCGCATTATAGTCAGCCCGGTTATGTGCCTCTTGTGCCGCATCCAAAGACATTATCGTATAGTCGCAAACTGGTGGGTCTTCCTTTTCCCAGCTCTGCCACCACTCCCGTTTAATTATCTGTGCGCCTTCAGCCGTTGGGTTCTGCAAATACTGACTCGACCAGTACCTGGTATCCATGCCGGCACGTTTCTTTTTCAACTCTTCTAGTGGCCAGAACTCAGGCCACAACGAACGCTCTGTGGATTCACCCTCATCTAAGATAGCCGGAAACTCAACTACCTCCCACTGGTCTGCGTCTGGGTTCTTCACCATGTGGTTTACTAACTGCCCCGTCAAGTCCATCATAGACCAACGCGTCATCACCACAATAATCACACCGTCCGGCATCAACCGTTGCAGAGGACCAGACTGAAACCACTCCCAAGCTGACAAGAACACATGCGGATTACCGGTTTTAGCCTCTTGCTCTGAGTGCGGGTCATCAATAACAAACACATCGGCTCCACGACCGGCCAACGCACCACCCACACCAGCTGCATAATACTGCCCACCGTCGTTTGTACTCCACTGCCCGGCTGCTTTCGCATCTTGATTAAGCGTTACATCTGGAAATACAGCCCTATAATCGTCACTATTAACCAAATCCCGCACACGACGACCAAAGTTAGTTGACAAATCCGCAGTATGCGTGGCCATAATGATCTTTTTATCCGGATGATGCCCTAAAAACCAAGCCGGAAACAAATACGACACCAATTCGGACTTACCCATACGCGGCGCGATGTTCACAATGATGCGTTTCTTGTCGCCGTGGATTGCTTCTTCTAATAATTTAGCTAATCGCTTGTGGTGCGCGCCGACTTTGTAGCCTGGATAGACTGCTTTTACAAAATCTAATAGCCCACCCTGCGCTGCATCGCGTTTTGTCCGGTTGTCTATCTCATCTAGCAACATCAACGTCTCTATTCGATCACGCGGCGCTAGTTTTTGCACGTTATTTAGTATTAATTCACGTTCGTGCCGAGGTGCAGCCTTTAACTGCTCAAATATATCAGCTAGCATTTACAGAATTATGTGCCGTAACGTGGCTTTTGTAATTTTTGGGGTGTCGGGTAAGGGTGTTACGCCTGGATTTATGGTCTCGTGCTTAATTTCGCTAATTCTTTCCGGCGCAACCACCTTATCTTGCACAATCTCACCCTCAATTATCAAACCAAGCTTAGCACGCAGCCTATTTTCTAGGTCTTCAACGGAACTTTGCTTGTATGTAATCTCTTGTTTCTCCACAAACATCCCGACGTCGGCAATCTTGCCTAATAATTCAGCAGCTTTGATTTGGATTCGGGCATCTTTGTTATCAAACAGCTCAATCAGCTTATTTGTTACGATCATTCGGATTTGGTCTGCGTGCTCAATGACTTTATGGTCGTACTCATCCACGATTGCTTTGAATCGCAGGGCACCTGCAGGGGTAGATACGGCAAAATCAGCGGGTTTTACTTTTGTCCCTAGGTCATGGGCGTGGTTTTGAAATTTGGCGTGGGCGTCGGCTACATCTTCGTCAGAAAATGCAATGTCTTTAATTCCTTGGCGGGCAAGGATATCTTGC